AGGAAAGTCATAGATACGATCCTCTGTATCTGCAGCCTTCAATTGCTTAGCAAAGTATGCGCCCGACACCGCTGCTTCAAATGAACAATAAAACTCTTGCTCAACCTTATCTTCAGACCATCCAGATGTCTTTAAGGACTCTATAGTCTCTTCACTAACTACTGGTTGACCATCCTCTCTTAGAGTATCACGAATAGTTAACAGTTCGGTATGCCAATCAGGATGATTTTTCACAGAATTATAAAGTGAATAACCATGGTTGCCACCACGAGGTGTGTAAATGAAGATTTCCCATCCACCATTCTCAGCTAGAATCGGAAGCAAGTAATCACGTGCATATGGGTTTTGAAGTGAGTACTCATCGTAGACTACGCCAAGTGGGTTCGTTCCCATCAATCTGTCGTATTGATCCGTACCTAGTAATCGGAAAATCGAACCATTTCGAAACTCGATGAGCATCTCTTGATTATTAACCTTCCTAATAGAGTCAGGATGAAAGTGGTCGATAAATCTAACGCCATCTTTTCCTCGCGCTTCCCACAATGATCTGCGTGCCATTTTAAGTTGAGGGAAAAGATAATAATAGGCTCCCACCTTTTCTTGAGCCGCTCCCGCGATAATATTCGTAGCGAATTTAGTCTTTCCAGCTCGACGATGCCACACATAACAATGATGCCTAATTTTTTCTTCAAAAAACGCTTTCATACCGCGTAACTGATAATCACGAGGATTAAACTCATGAGGTAACTGAATAAGAGACATTATTTTTTACTTAAACCTTCTTTAATAGCGCCAACTGTCATACCAAGTACTTCAGGAACTTTTCTCATGCCAAACACAGCTAAACACATTCCTGATAGAACATTAGCTTGCCAAGGCTTTAGCATATGCCAAGCAGATTGAACTTTATGACCCCACGCAGGATTAATTAATGCAGCTAAAAGAGGTGATGCGAACAATACAAATGCAGCCCATCTTAATATTTTATCTTTGTCATTAAGCTGAGCAATCTCCCATTTTGAATTTGCTTCTTGTTTAGATAAAAGAAGACGCTTCTCAAGCTCAATAGAAGCCATTTCACGCTCATGCTTAGCCTTAGCTTTTTCAGTAAACCAGCCAACAACAGTTTTAACACCGTCAAGTATCAATGAAATCATGATATATCCTTATTTTCGGACTTCATGAGTATTGTATTTTGGAGATGGCATATAGTAGAGCTGCTTACCTCCCTCGTAAGCACCAACAATCACTACTAAACTAGCCACAACCAACCGCCAATTGCTCACTAGCCATTTTCTAATATTAATATTGCGCTCACGATCATGGTCTTCACGCTCATGACGCTTATTAATAGCTAAGATGTTGTCCTTGATCCCTGTTACTTCAGAGGTCACCTTTTGAACATCTGGTATTAATTTAGCATAGATATCAGCTTGTGTCGCCGAAATTTGATCAATTTTATTACTAAGTTCTTCAACAGTAGATTTCAAATCATGCGTTTCCTTCTTTAGAAGGGATATGGATTTATCCAGCTCATGATAAAAGTTGTTCGCATTGTTAATATCGTCGCGGTTTTCTTTTATCTGAGACTGTAAAATTTCAACATTTAACGTCATATTTCACCACGCAGGCCGTTAGAAATATCGTAAACTCCTGCAAAAATGCTGCCACGTTAAAAGCAAATGCAGAAGCGGTCATAAAATGACCACCATAATCTATCGTAGCATAGGCAAGATAGCACATAAAGATGGGCGCACTCAGCCAGCCAATCATAATTGCCACATTTTTACGACGAAATAGTGTGGGACTCAGGCTTTTCATGAAAAATGGCACATCATTCTTATCCTGAGAGAGCAAATAAGCGGCTCCAAGGCCGAAAAATACTGTACCCACCACAACTAGCCACTTGCTTAGCAACTCCAGGTTGTGAAGGATTACATAGGGAACTAGTGGTGAAAAGCATAGCCACATAAAGTAGAAAATACTGCTCGCAATAAATGCCATAATAGATTTAGTAAATGTGTTCATTTTTTCTCGCTCGTATTGATATTTCTGAAGCTCCCAAATTGATATAAATTCAGTGATCTTTTCCTCAATACGATCATGAACTCCATCAATTGTCTTAACCACTTTCTGCAATTCGTCAGACGTGTCTAATACTTCGCCGCCTAGAGTTTCCGCATACCTCTTGAGCTTTTGAATATCTTTAGATTGTTGTCGATTACTTTCCTGTAAATCGGAAAGCACCTTGTTCGTGTCATCCTTATCCATAGATCACATATTATACAGCATATAGCATATAATTCTTAACGAATTCTTCTACGGTTCCTTTACCTTTTATTGTGTTGTAGTATTTTTTCCAATACTTCCCTAATTCTTCTGGATTATCGGTCTGCGGGATTGCTTCACTCACTCGAAGGTAGTGAAATCTAGCCATTTGAGTTGCAAACTTTAGGTCGTAAATCATCACTTCCGGTTCGGGAATGTCTGTGCGTTCTACGTATTGAGCTTTCTTAGGATTAAAATTAAGATAGTTTTTCCAGATATCATCGTATGTAGCTGGCTCCATTTGGTAAATTCCCAACGCTGGACCATTACCAAGTTGCTTTAAATAGCACCCCATCTCTGTTTCTTGAGCACATGTGCCAATCAGGAGATTCTCAGCTCCGATTGACCATGCGCCCATTTCTTCAAGAGTAGGTCGAACAATAAGTCTTCTAAATTGCTCCACATGAAACATGCTATCTCCTATAGCTTAACCATTACATTAAAGAATGAAGTAGGTGGAATATTATTATGAGCATTTGAAATCAACCCATCTGCCGCTGCATTTCCAGTGTTTGCGCCTACTACACCTTCATTTACTGATCCAGACGCAACCGTTGGTTGCTTAAACGTAACAACATTACCTTTATCATAAGTGTGAACATGCTCCGTCATCTCATTTTTAAGTAGAACATGCGCTTCTTCACCAACCGTTTCACCAAGCGCTCTGCTAGTAAACTGCACATTAGCAGAGTGAACGCCTGAGCCATTTGTGGTGAATGTAACCTCAGTTCCAGCTACAGCATCAGCTTCGGTAGCTGCTAATTTAATAATAGAACCGCTCACTGGTATCACATAATATGTGGTTGCAGTCAGTAAACCAGTTGGCAAAGTGCCCGTGGTAGTTAACTGAACTGGCGTACCAGTATAATAAATATTGGCATCTGCTACCGTTAATTGATCAGTTGTGAAATCAGCAATGAACTCCTGACTTAATGTCGCCAAACCAGAAACAGCCATAGCCCTACCAAGAACACGTGGCAACATAATAGTTTTACTTGCCGCAAAGTCAGCTGCAGCCGAAGCACCACGACCTCCAGAAACAGGCGCCCACTGGTCGATAATATTATTCCACAACAATGTAAAGAGATCTTCTGTATCGGCGTTAGCGCGGCTTGTAGCGCCTGAGATAGCATCACCAATCGTTCCGTCATCCATCAAAACCCAACCAGGATCAGACGCTGCTCTAAAAGTAAGCTTTACATCACCAGTCTGGAAGATATCAGCAACCACTGTGTTAATAATATTATCCAACGCATCGCCAACAGTTGTGCCTGTCATAGCCTGTGGATCATAATAACCAACAATGTGAGCACCATCAGAACCATTTGTATCACTAATCAATTCAGATCTAAGTGTAGAACAGCCTTCTTCCTCAGCACAGACGCCAGCTACTAAAGCTCCATCGCTATTTTTCGTCCAAATAGGGATGCCAGCTCCGGTATTAGCAGGAAGAACAGGAAGTCGTGTATCTTTTCTTGTCGTCTGATTCTGATCAATTACTGCAGAAGCCTCATAGGTTAAACCCTGATTCTCTATCAGACTTTTAACCTGCTGAATAAGGCGAGTTAGCTTGTCATTCACAAAGTTGATCGTATCGGCTGTAAATTCGCCACCGACTGAGAAATCTACTAACTGAGTAAATGCTACTTCAGAGTTAACAGTAATGATGTCGCCAAGAGTTGCTGGAGTAGTAAGTATTACATTACCACCACCTTCATTACCAACACCTGTCACCGTATAATCGACATTTAGAGTCAAAAGAACAGCATCATCAGTGCCAACAGCCTGATAATAAACTGCGATATCTTCTTCCTCAAAAATAAGAAATGGATATGCAAAGACAGTCTGACTAGCGCTCGCTGTATACTGCCGTCTATTTGGATTGTCAAAAACTTCTGGTGATGCCATTTTAAACTCCTATAAAGGTGGAAAAATATACGTTTGACCTTCTTTACGTAATTCTTGTGTTTTTCTTCTAAAATACCCAGGATTTATTGCTTCCTGTATTCTATTGAGCAATAAATAATCAATAGGATACTTCGCATAGAAGGTATTAATCAAGGGTGTATTACCCTTTACGAAATTAAATGCTTGCTGAGTACTAAATTGTCCATGAATTGGATCTGTAGCCAGTGTAATAAGGTTATTAATTTCACCAATCGATGGACCAGCTAATTGTGCTAAAGTGCTTTCACCAAATTGACCATGGTTAGATAAAAGAAGGTCCGAATACATACCCAAACCACCTCCTCGACTAAACGCATCTAACAATGTATCAATCTTTTCTGGATCTGGTGGAGAAACACCTTTAGTGAAATTTGAAGCCGTCGCTGATAAATAGCCTAAAACAGTGCCGTAGGCCATCAACTGAACCAGACCTTTACGATCTGATTGACCGGAAAGCATTCCCTGCCAAAAACTTTCAGCCCCTTGACCATAAACAAGTCTTCCTAATGGCTTAGAAATAAAGGTGGTCCCATAAAGCTTAAATTGAGCCATCATTCTCATTACCTGCCCAATCCAAGTCCCAGATCTTGTACCTTGAAACCAGATATCTCTGTCTTTAGCCGAAGGACGAAGAATCCCATGATCTACTCGATCTTGAAAATAGGCGCCTAACTTAGTTTTTATATCTGATCTTCTATTATCGATATCAGAATCTGAGACTCGCCGTCTTCCTTCTTGATTCAGAAGCAGTTTAATATCTTTATCCGAAATATCATCAACTGAGTCAGGAACAATATAGCCTTTGCTGTCTGCCATTCTTAATGGCTGTTTTCTAATGAGATCCCATTCTGGACCCGTTAAATTATATAACTTTAGAATTCGAACGTTTTCTTCACCAAATTTCTTATCACGCTCAACCATGTCAGCAAAAGATAGATCTTTGTTAATTGCTAAATGACGAGCATTGGCTACGGCAATTGAAATCCTATTACCTTTATCCCACCAATGAAGACCATTTAACTTAAATGAAAGAGACTGAAGCTTGGACATTACACCCACACCAGCATCTTCCGCTGTAAACCAGCGTGTATTATTACCTACTTCAGATAATGTATAGCTCTTTAAAAGATCACCGAAAATAGCTTTATCGGCATCTGATTTAGCTCTTACTAATCCTTGAATGGTTCCCAGTGCAGACTTTACAAATCCTCCATAAATTCTCTTGTTCTCAATAGTAATAGCTGCAAGATCCGGAAGAGACGATATTACAACGCCACCAAGCTTTGCAATATTCATTGCTGCTCTTAAGTTTCCACCAATCGTAGCGGCAGACGAATCTGGGTCCTCAAGTGATCCCGTAGCTGTATCCAATATTCGTTTAATCTTATTGAAGTCGTCTTTTTTGTTAAACTTCTTTGACATATCTGGAAATTCTTTTTCTGCAGATTTTATAACGTCTTTCAGCATTTGATTTTTATTAATGCCAAGTCTTTCAAGAGATGCAATTTGACGTGCTGACCTTCTAAACTCAGATTCAACAGCTCTATGGATAGTTCCAACACCATATTCTCTATTATAATTTACCTTTGATTCGCCGTCTTTCCAGTGCAAAGCACGCTTAGATGTAAGCAATTGCTGCATTGACTTAGGTTCATCATAAATATTCCCGCCATTTGTCAAGGTGTTGAATATCTTCTTCATAATTCTTTCTTGTTCAGCTTCATCGTCTTTATTAACTTCACCAAAAGTCTTTTCTTTATCAAGAAGTGGATTTGTAAACTTGAACCAACGCTGAAATGCCTTTTCAAATCTCTCTTTTTGAGAAAGATTCTTTCTATCTTTTTGTCTTTCAAGAAAGGAATCACTCGAATTCGTCATCTTCTGCTTATTATGAAAGTTTCTAGTAATCCGATCTTCGAGTTCTTGTATAAAAATACCATTTTTCTTGTAAAGCTCATTAGTCTGGCTAAACAAGTCATTAACCATTTTACCAATTGTGTCAATATCTTCTTCTGGATGTGAGTTATCTTTAATTGAGTTAGCAATCTCAACTTCTCTATCTTTGCTATTCCACTTTTCCAAGAGATTATTTTTCTTTAAATCTGTCTTAAACCTGTCTAAAAGTTCTGACTCAAGTGTTCTAATTCTAAGCTCAAGTGAATCACGTGATCCCTCAAGACCTTTCTGCGTGCCATCAATATAGCTTATCAACGCATCTCTCAAGCCATTTTCTCTACCCTCAAACCTTCCAACCAATCTCAACATTTGGTTCTTAATTTCTATATTTCGATAGAACGAGAATTCCTTTAGATCTTTTCTTAAAGATTCATCTTCAAATATAGAATCTCCAGCATTAACTAGCTTATTATGCAAATCAGATGCATTATCAGCAGCTTCTGCTTGAGCATTTTTTAGACGACCAAATATATCTTCAAGATTTTCTTTCTCAAAGAAATCTCCAGCGCCTTCTTTTAATATATTAAAGCAATCTCTACTCACCAGCAGTACCTCCTAGGCACATTATAGTCCTATCTAAAGCCTTTCTTAGAGCTGACTTAGCTTGAGATTTCTTATTTATCTCATCTAATTCATTTTGTTCATCATCAGTAAGTGTAGTATTGTCGAGCAACTCCTTTTTATAGTCATCAGGAAATCTATCTTCTAATAGACTCTTCTGACTTTTAATAGGCGCACCTTCTACATCAGGAGATTGCTGACCAATCCCATTAACATAATCATTTTCTGGATCACGAACGTTATTTACATATTCATTCATGTTTTCTTTTGTTAAATTCTGCTCTGGAGAATTAACCATAGCCCTATAAACTTCTTCAGATTTGGATCTCATTTGAAGATCTTTTCTGTTTTCCCAAATAGGGTTTATTTCATCAATAGCATCATCAATTGAATCTTTTCCACTCAGATCTTGAGCTGCCTGCAAAATAGGCGAAATCTTATTAAATAGCTTGCCAATAGGAGAAAAATCCTCAGGATCTTCCATCTGACTATTTATATTTTTAACTTGTTCCCACGTTAAATTTGCATCACTTAAAGCATCGTCTAATGGCTTAAGCTGATCGTTTAACGGAGAAAGACTTTCATCAATAGAGCCTTTTGCGCTGTCCAAAGCATTAAGCATATCTTCACTAGATATATTATTGTTGAACATATCTTGATGAAGCTTTTGAACTTGCTGCGTAAAGCCATTCTTAATAGGAAAATCAACTTGGGGATCTTGTCCGTTTCCAAGCATCTGAGTTGCTGTTTGAGAAGTATCTAAAGATGCATCTGTTCCTATTGATGGCTTTCCCTCCAACACTTGAGCCGGCTTTTTAAACTGGTCCGAAATAAATCCACCAAGGCTATGCAAGGCCCCACCCCAAAACATATTAGCGCCAATATTAAGCCCAGCACGGTAAGAATCAAATGTGTCCCCATTGGTAGCATCCTCTATTTTTTTAGCACCTTCTTGAGTAGCACTAAACGCAGCTCCCTCTAGAGCTCCTTTTGCTACTCGACTCGCTGTTCTTTCAACTAATGCTTGACCCATCGTCTGAGATTCAGCACCAACCATTTCGGGTATCGTTTCAGGCTGCAAAATACCAACCCCAATGGCGGCACCAGTCGCCAAAGGGTCAGTAATTAGAGAACCAGACATTGTCCCAGCAAAACCACTAATACCACCCCAAATCGTTGGCTCTGCATGTGAAAGAATATTCTGGCGAGCTTGATTAGAATCATAATCATTTACAATAGCATTTGCTGTTTTTTGCCTGATTCCGGTATATAAGCCAAGACCAGGTCTGTTTTTTCTTAAATCATCAATTTGATCTGAATTTAAAACCGGAGAATCAGTATCGGCATCATTTACTGTATTGCGAACTGATCGATAAAGCCTAACCACACTAGATTGAGTAGCAGCTTGCTCACCACTTTTTATAAAATTAGTCCAGTTATTAATATATACTTTTGGATTATCATCCGATTCAAATATCTGAGGTCCAGGCATTGGCATACCAGAAGAACTTGGCTCCTCATTTGGCGTCTGATTGTTATCCTGATCATCTATTCTCATTGCAGTGCCGGATTATAATTTAAAATATCTGAATTAACTTGTTTTTTATTCTTTTGCTCTTCCTCAAATAATGCTCTAGCACTTGAGTTAGAAGCATCTTTAAAGAATATTTGAAATGTATGACCTTTTCCATCATGCATTGCAGAACCCTGATTGTTGACCCAAATTAACCCCGTGTTTTGAGCATTTGTAGCCCAGTGTCCAGTTTTAATAGTAGTATTAAAGTCAACTTGACGAGCATTTGGAAGTCCTTTTGCATCTTGTGAAATTACAAAAGGGAAATCTTTAATCTTCTTCTGCTCTTCTTGTGCATAAAATTTAACAGCACCCGGGTCAAATTGCTTTGGTATCCTAATAGGAGAGCCGTTAATAGAATCAAAATTAAATCTATCGGTAATAAACCCAGATGCTTGTTGCCACGCATCTTTAGCTGATAAAGATGAATCATTTATCATCATAGACATTGCAATCTTTTGAGTTAATGTTCTTGTCTTCGCAACATAGGCTGCTGTTGAAACACTTTTGAATGCACCCAAACTATTAATAAAATCATCAAGGGGCTGATCAGTAAAGAATCCAGGTGTCATTGCGGTTTCAAGATCTTCAAATTTTGATGGATCAAGAGCCTTTTTCAAGGTGGGAACATCAGTATTCATGGCTTGAACAACATCTGGAAGTCTCGTGTCATTCGGACTAACACCAACCAAGAATGTATCCATTGACTTCATTTTTCCATCATGCTGAAGATTTCTCATTAAAATAGGGAAAGTTTGACCATATTCACGCTGCCATTGAGCTAGCTGATTAACCTGTTGCTGAGGAGCCAATCCATTAAAATTATTTACCATCAACTTAGCATTTTCATTTGAAACAATCTTTGTTTGATTTAATGGCAATCCATATTGAAGCTGAGCAACTACCATGGCTTCTTTTGGATTCTTAGATAATGGCTTAAAACCACCTAAACTAGACATTGAATTTAAATCTACACCAGCATCATTCTGAGCAGCTTGTTCGTTATAGGTATGAACCATATTTGGCTGACTTGCAAAATAAGGAAATGGATCTGTGGTAATCTTATGTCTTGCTTGAGCAATCATCGAATTAGCTGAATTCCAATTCTTAAGATTGCGCCCAAAATCAGGATCATCCTTATCTGTTGGTCTTAAATGATCTAACGCTTCTTGCTGCTTAGCAAAAGGTAAGCTCAATATACCACTTACAGTATCATGAAGTTTCTGGGCATCTTGAACCTGCTCTTGAAGCAATCCACTTTTTTCAGGAAACGTTCTATTAAAAGTACTTTCCATTCTGACATTTCTAGGAGCGCCATTTTGTATTCCAAAAATATAATCTTGAGTATTCTTTGCAACGAGAGCTTTATTTTGTTGGTCAGCATTATTAAACTGACTACGCATTTTAAATGCTTTAGATAATACGGTCTGCTGTTGAGTCTCAGATAACCCAGGAATGCTTTGAGAAGTTAATTTCTTAAGAAAAGGCTCAGCAGTACCATCATTCAATTTTGATCTTAACTGAGAAAGGATAATATTTTGTCTAAAATTAACTTGATCATTTTTGTTCATTGCATCAAATTCACGCTTCGTGATTTGACCACCTTCAAGCATTAAAGATGCAGTCTGCTGTTTTTGCGCCAACAAAGCGCCCGCAGCATTCACCTGTGAACCAACTAAAGCATTACCACCAACACCTTCCCAAGTATCATCTTTTCCACCCATAGACCAATTTATATTATTAATTGAATCATTAATCTTTTCATCATAAGTATTTAATGTTTGAACCGCTTGAGCATTAGCTTTTAATTTCTGTTGTTTAAGCGCTCTTTGTTGCAATTCTAATTGTGCTGATCCAATTTGATGAGTCAACAAGTTTTGAGCATACGCCCTATTCTGCTCAGGAACTGCTTGTAAAACTTGAGCTGAATGCTGCTGAGCTAATGCATTAAATTGCTGATAAGCCACGGCTGCATCCGGATTTTGAGAGATTGATTGCTGCTTAAATTTCTCGATATTAAGCATTACATTGGTTGCAATTTGTTGTTTATTTGTAGCTAATGCCGCCTGATTAAAAGCACGTTGAGCCTCACTTCCACCAGCTACTGGTTGAAATCCAGGCTGCAATCCAGCTAATTCGCCCGCTGTTTCTGCCTTTTGGACTTGCTGTTGAAGAAATTGCTTTTGCTCTGTTTGCTGAATTTGCTGAGCAAATTGAGTCAACCCGCGCCCTTGCGTGCTTACTGGCGTAGGTCCTGGTTGAATTTGTTGAGTTGCTCTAAATCTTGGTAATCGACTCATTACAATACTCCATTTTCATTTGGTGAAGGAGCTTTCTTATTTCCAGCTGCAGATCTTGGATTCGAAGTTTTAAACCCTCCTGAATACATGGTTTCTGCAGCACTGAAAACAGAGCCAACATCGCCCCATATTTCTGACCTTTGTGCATTCTGATCACTAATTGCTGCGCCCATCTTATCAAAATCTAAATTCAATGCATCTGCATTCTCATCAGCTGCATATTGGTTAAACGAATCTTCACCAATAGCTGCAAAAGAAGGACTTGATAAACTAAATCCACTCGCACCTTCTTGAGCTACTTGCTGAGCTAATACTTCATTAAGCTGTCTAGTACGCTGTACAGAGCGATTTGTTTCTGCGTCCTGCTCTTCACGCAATCTTAATGCATTTGCTTGTTCAGCAGCCTCAGTTTGCTCGTGACGGCCTATGCCGCCCCCAATTAAACTTCCGCCTAGCAATGTACCTGTTACTGCACCCATTATGGTGTTACCTCATATCCAACTGCTAATATTGTCATTGGAAGTGGGCCTTCTTGTGTAATTGTAATGGAAGGCGCATCACTCCAATCTTGCTTATAAACCTCATCAATCCCCGTTATAGGTAGACTTGGAACATCTAATGTTTGTGGAAAAGCTAAATTCGGTAAAAGAGTATCATCCGCATAAATACCCAATGACTCATAGTATTGCACAAAAAATCGATTAATGCGCTTGGGAATAAAGTTTAAAAGACCATCCTGACTCTCAGTAATTACCGGAAGAGTCTGTAAAATAGGTGTAAACCCTAAGCCTACCTGAGCATTAGAAACCGTTGCGCCATCAGGAAGTGAAACTTGACCGCCAATTACCACTTGAGGAGGAAATACATAATCATCACCACGTATTTGAACTAACGCACCTTCTAGCTTACCAAGACCTGTAATCGTGTTCTGAGGGGATCCAAATGTCTGCACAATAGAACAATCAGTATAAATATTGAAGTCAGCACGCTCAATATAACGCTTAACCTGACCAGACACGATTCGTTCAACCAAGAAAACGACATTTGTCCCAATTTCTTGTGCACGCTTAACATTCGCTTGAGTTGAATGACCTTGAACATGATCTTGCGTATCCAAAAGTGACCACGCTGATATATCCTGAGATGCCAATACCTGAAACGCACCTACAGTTCCATCATCATTTACCAAGAACAAGTAATCAGCATCATCATCAGGAGATCCCTGAAGTATAGCTGAATCTACAGGATTTCTTATTAGGTTGTTAGAAATGATACTAACATTTGTAGATTCATAAGAACTTGTATCAAAGTTAAACTGGAAGGACATAACGCCCTTACCACCACGCTTAACATAGAAAGTAGCATTATCAAGAAGGACCGGGTCAACAGATGAGCTTCCGTAGTTGCTTTGCTTGCGAATTGAGATATTACCAGGCTCCAACGGTTGATCGGCATCCTGAGGAGGCGACCATTCCGATGAAAATGTAAATACCTGCAATGATCTATCAGCAATTAAATGCTTAATATCATTTATCTCATTACTAGATATTTCAGCAACAATTGCCTCATCTGCTTCACCAGTTCCAATATCAAAATCAATGAAATCACCAACACGTGATCCAAATAAAGTCTGGGGCAGAGATCGGGAACCGCCAAAATATAGCCTGTCTTGATAAAAAGTTACAGTTTGTGGCCAACCGCGGTTTCCCGAACTATCTGCTTCCGTATCGCTCCACGCTTTTGCAGCGACAGCGACTTGAGTTCCTTTATTGGCAGTTGCTGCAAATTCATTAATGATATCAACTACAACTACTGTCGATGATGTGCGCGATATTATCTGAGCATAACCAATAGGCTGTGTTACATCGGGACCTGCTGCACTAAAATAACCACCCACGAATTCATCAGTAAATGTAAATGTGCCAGCACTTACGGTTAAGTTTACAGAAGTTCCTGTTGTCGCTCCTAATGTAAAAGTCTGAGCATCATAAGTTCCAGGTACGAAATCATGTGGCGGAACAAAGGTAAATCCAATAGTCGTAAAAGAAAATGTATTCAGTCCTGAATCATAACTCATCTGTCTAGGACTGTAGTCAGGATGAGCAAAGATCATTAAGTTAGTACTTTGTGCAAAGTTAACAGAATCTATATCAGATCCGCCATAAGGAGTGGTAACAGAGTTAACAAAAGCACCATCTGAATCATACATCAATATCTCAGAGTCCAGAATTACCCCAATAAAATTCTGGGTCTCAGAGAACTGAAACTCAAATAGGTTGTACTGATCTTCAACAATAGGGTTAGCTGCTTGCTCTTCAATATCAACTAGGAATTTAGTACCAAATCTACGCCTCGCACCACCTTCTGGAATTGCCAATACATTGCGCATCTTCTGAGCACTCTTGGCATAGAGGGTAATATCATTGCGAGCAATTGCTCTAGGACTCATTTCACCATGCGTAAAACTCTGTTGGACAATAAATGAACCCATTTTTACCAATATCCTCCACGACCACCTGCATAGTGAGCCGCATAAAGTTCATTATCTTGAATAAAAGAACCAGGCTCTGACTGAGAATCTTGGTACTTAGCATTCATAAGATCTTCTTTAGCCACTTCTGCCCAAAATTGAGTCAATGTAGTGTCCTGAGTTACCTGCATACAGGAAATCGCAGCAATCTGAGTGGTGATTGCCGTCACAAAGTAACCAGGAAAGTCATCTTCTGCCATATTACGATGATATTCAATCAAAAGATTGTCACTATAATTAGACCAAACTTGATCTCTTTGAATCTCAAAATTAGTGAACTTATTTCCAGCGCCTTTTATATAAATCGCCCTTAACATCAAAAAGTCAGAAGGGAGCTGATAAGCATATTGCCAGAAAGTATTAATAGGCTCTTCAGTAAGCTGGGATAGAAGCTCAGTATTACGTGAAAAGTTCCACGGAAAACTTGAGAGCATCTTTAGCTTCCATGTGTCATAAAGCTTCGATACAGCAATCGTAGTCTTATTCTCATTAAGATCATTAACAACTCGAGGCTTTCCTAGTAAAGAAAGTGCCTGCGAGATTATCTCTACCTTAGAAGTACCTGCGGCTGATGACATTTTAATCTCTCTTTTTAAAAAATGAGGATCTCCACCTAAGCATGAAGATCCTCATATGCTACATTAAGTAGCCGGACGCATCGCTTGATACATAATAACATGATCATTTGAAGGATCACCGCTAAATGTAACAGAAATACCGCCAGCTGTTGCAATAGCGCTAACTACTGTAACAGGAGCTGCACCAACAGTTTGCATTTGAACAAATACTTCATCACCCAAAAGGATGCTTCCATCAACAAATGCTTCAGTTGCGCCACCACCAATTGTAGTTACTGTATCAGAAGCTTTGATCACAGCTTGTGGAGAAATTCCACTTGCGAGATCAGCAAGCTCAACAGAACCAGCAGGCAATGCGCCAAGAACAGTAGTTACAGCAACATTAGTAGTAACCGAAGTAACTACAACGATATCATAACCATCATTACCATTGATCATGATCCAATCGCCAACACTAAATTCACTGATCATTTCATTGAAATAAGCAGATGCTTTAATGGTAGCTAGTGAATCATTTGAACCATTAGTTGTACCGTTATAGGTATAACCTTGAGGCACAGTAATGTGTGATAGAGACGCTGATTGACGTCCAATATAACTTCTACTAAAAGCCATGATTTAATCTCCTATGATTCGTCACATAATACTGGTACAACACCATTGTCTAAAATCACTTTAGCACCCGCACGAAGACGTGGAATTACTAAGTGAGATTGACGACGAGGATCCCAATCGATATTAATACCAGGGTTACTCATACCAGTGAACTGACCATATGCCATCAACACTGCATCCATTTGGAATGCAAAGTTAGTACGGATACCAGCAGCAAGTGGTAAACCACCTTCAAGCATGTCACCAAACGTGATGAATTTGAAACCTAGGAAGGTATCAATCATACCGTTAGCAAGCACACGACTAGTATTGTAGTTTGCATTAGAAACCTGAGTTTCTTGAAGCAAAGAACGAGCCTGGTTAGCATGCATTACGAAGAAGCGATCTTCAGGCGGAACGTTAGCCGCATCAAGAGCAAGTTTAGCTTCTAGCAATTTATCTACAGTCAAGTTAGTACCACCAGCCGCAATCGGAGTAGTAGTAGTTGCTTCTAGTGCGTTGATCACAATTTGATCTTCACGACGCGCAATAGCCATCGCAGACTGTTTAGCTAAGTTCATTTGCTCATTAGCATTTACAGTTGCTTGCTCAAAGATATCAGTAGGGAATAACGCTACTCTATCGTTGAAGGTTAACTGAACGTCAGTATAAGATACATCACTAGGTGAGATATCAGATTGGTAAGCACCACGATCATGTAGTAATACTTGACCTGCTACTTTCTCATGAAAAATGCTACCAACTACGCCACGACGTACTTGAGTTGTGTTATCAAGACGGAAAATGCGTTGTTGGAAGACATTTACAAACATGTCGGAGAACTGCTGAACCCGAACATCGAATAAACTCATAGTCATTTTAAAGACTCCCAAAAATTATAATAAAATATTTACTTCTATCATTTCTTTTGCGAGTGTCTTAAAAAAAGGTCGCTACTCGAATGATCAATTAATTATCAAATGAGTAGGACATCGGATAGGATGGTACCCCACTTGCTTATATTCTAAACAAAAAAAAAGGATTGTGCAACATTACATCACACAATCCATCGCTTTCTAATTATCGAATAGAACCAGACATGTAGGCTTGCTCATATTGAGAATTTGCCCATTGAGTATAAGCATCATCTTTGCCATATTTTGGATTGGCTAAGAGCTTACGAGCCTCATCTTTAGAGGTAATACTAGATGCATTTGCTTGATTACCAACCAATGGCGCATTACGCGTCTGATCAATGATCTTTTTCATGACCAAAAGCATATCAGCAGAATCAACATTGTCAGCCAATATCTCAGCTTCCTCTGGGCTCAAATTGTTACCAGCAAAGTTTTTAACGTATTCAGTGATCTGAGGCGCTTGATCGCCCAACTTCTGAAGTTCAGCTTGCTTATATTCAGCTATATCATCATCACTCACATTATTAAAAGCTGTGAGCTTCTCAGCATGCATGTTAAGCATCTTATTGAGCATGTCATTGGACATATTGCTGTCCTTTGCCATATCAATAAATCCCTGAATCTCAGGATCCTCTAAATCAAACCCACTAGCTTCTAATGCCTCTGTTGATTCAATCTCATATTCATCAGGAGCACCACTGAAACTACCCATTTTCTTTTCAAGCTCTTTATAAGCTTTTGCTTGATCAGCAACTGTCTTATAACGATCAGATAACCAATCTGGGGCATCTCCTTCACCTTTAACATCTTCTGTTAAAAACCATTCGCCATTAGCGGCTGGTGCATCAGATTGAGCTGCTTGAGCTGCTTTTGCTTCTTCACTAAGCTCAACTGCTTTATTCTGAGGAATACCAGACTCTGTATGAGCACCCTCATGATCCAAATGTGGACCACCTGCGTTACTATTCACGTTAACCATTGGCTCAATAGCACCGCTCGGTGCGCCTTCATAGGAACTACCTGTCGATATTGACGCTTCTTGTGCTCCTTGACTCACTTGAACTGCTTCTGTCATATTTTTTCTCCTTATATTGCTTATACCGCTTAAGATCAGTCAATATTGTACGTATAAACCGATTCTCACCTTCTCGAACATAGGGATACCAGTCAGGATAACTTAATGCATCTTGCAATGGAGGCACATTTGGAGAATATAAATAAGATTTCTCCCATAGCTCCAATAAATCTCTGCCAAGCTCCGTTAATTCGAAAACCTCATGAAGCGCCTGACAGTACTTAAGCTGATGCTCAGGCATATCAGGTACTCTATTAATATCAAATAGATCATCAAAATCATTGTCCACCAGGTGCACCTCCTCCACTTAGCGGTTGAGCAACTTGAGCAGACGCACTTACAGGAGACGGCGTCCCCGTTGCCGATGGTTGCGGAGAAGGCGCGACACCCTGTTGCTGCTGTGGCTGTGCAGCTTGTTGTAATTGGCCCATAATACTTTGCATTAATGCTTCTGCAACCCCTTTAAACTGAGGATTAAGCATGCTCTCTGGAGTTCCAAGTTTAGATAACACCTCATCTTGGAATTCAGCAATGTTATAAGGAAGCAAACCTTCCCCTGGACCAAATAAATTAATACTTTCTTGCATACCTTGTAAGATCGCTTGAGCTTCACGCTCTTCTTCGGCCTTACCAGCTGGATTAGTATACTGCAAACGTATAATCCCACGATTCAATCGCATAGGAATCTTAACGCCATTAATATCAAGCAATGGCAATACATTACGTCTTGTTAAAATGTGCAAGGACTTATCGATCAACTGAGGAAAAAGCTCAACAGATAATCTTGAAAAGAATCCAGCATTCTTCATAATCCAGTTATTATTTAGGATAGTTGACTGAGTAGCGCTCTGACTAACAGGCGTATTAGGTCCAATAGGATTAGCAAACATCATCTCACGAATGCCTTGTTGCATATCCTGAATCTGCTCCTGCGTCGCTTGAACATTACCAGACAATTGAAGTGGTCGAATCGGATCTTTACCCTGCATAATATCAGGACCAAATGGAACCAATGCACCAGGACTCATCTCAATCGTATTAGGATTCACATCACCAGTATTAGTCATCATCAAAATAGGATACGCCTGCATCTGAGCACTGCGTAACATAAACTCTTGAAGCTTATTCAATACGCGAACAGTTGGCAATGCAGTTAATGCTGGACCACGTCCATAAATCTCACCAGGTGATTTACCACCACGGAAACCAATCCAAGGATCAATTTCACGCCACTGACCAACAAGCTCATGCTCACCGCCATTAGTCATCACAAAATAATAATACTGCTGACCAATCTCATTCTCAGGATAATAAAGTGTAGCCTCAATAAGATCGATAGGTGTATGTGGTGAATTCTTTAGCTGATTCTCAAGGTTTGAATTCAACTTAGCTTCTGGCCATCTTACCATTATCTCACTTATTGGCATTCTAAGTGGATTAAAGAAGTTAGCCAGTGATTCATAAGGACCACCTTCAATCACAACCTTATTAGCCGGAATAGCCTGAAACTGCAATGGCTGCTCAAGTGTTCCTTCATTAACAATCATTACGCCAGTTGAAATGCCAACATCCAACATAGCCTCATTAACAACCTGATCCAATCGAGCCTTCTGAAAGTTATCAAATAGAATCTTAGTAGCAGATTCAAGTTGATCTCTCACATCCCTAATTGTCTGCTCAGTGATCGGACCAAACTGATCATGAAAACGCTGATTCTGCTTAGGATCTACAAAATTCTCATCTAACTCTAAATCCGCCCACTCTGAATAAGGAGGCATTAATGAAGTTTGCATATTATTAGCAAATGACTGAAGCGATTCAATCCCCGTAGGATCAAATATCCAGTTCATTCTTTGCTCACCACGAATAGCTAAGTTAGTTCCAGTAGCTTGGAAATTGTCATCAAGAAGGTTAATTCTATTTGGCATCATCCAGCGATAAGCTTGCTCTAACTGAGTATTCCACAGATTACGGCGACCCAATGCATTATTATAACGATCAAATCGCTTATCTAATGGCTCTACGTGTGCTTTATCTCTCATAATTTATCCTAAAAGACTTGTGCTACCAGAAGGTAATGATCCACCTTGAGACCCAAATGAACGTCTAATCATACTTAATTGACGTTGTTGAGCTTCTTTCTTTTGCTCTTCTTCTTCTTGTTGTAATTGTGCTTCACGCTTAGCCATATCAGCTTCTGCACTCTGCTGTGCTGCACTTGGTCCGTTCGACGCCATAATAACCCCCTAAATTAAAAACTTAATCTCTTGTATATGAGATGGATATTTCTGACTCCGTCTCATTTTATAAAGTTTTCTATATAAACCATAAGGCGTTAATGCGAAAACTTTTAATCTGGTCAAATACTTAACAATATTAACACACGTTCCAGGCTTTAAAAATGAAAAGAAAGATTGATTGCACTCACCCTGATAAGTAATATGGACAATCTTAACATCTTGCTTGCGCCAACTTTCTATCAAATCTATATCAGGATTGCTCTTACATACCTGAAAATCCATCCCATGAATCCTAGGATTAAACATATACCAGTTTACATCAGATTTGCTTATCACTAAAAGGTGACCAAAACCTTTCTTAAGATATTTCTTAGTCCAGAAGTCACCCTTTTCAAACACAATCCAGCACTCATTCATTACACACCTATTACTGCTACATTCATATACTCAACAGTGAAGTTTGCTGTGGTAGTTTCATTGGCAATCCAAATCTCAATGTAGTCATTTTCAGCCAGCTCTACCATCACATTAAGTGCTGCATTACCAACGTCAGTACCTGTATTCACTCGCCGTTGCTGTTCGGATGCTGCAATCACACTTCCGTTTTTGTACACAAAGAGAGATGCAACCACATTATTTCCAGCTGATGTCATGGATATAGATGCAGTAACCTGAAATACATGCGTGTCTTTACCTGTATAAGTTGCTCTGTTATCAGTATGTGTAAAGTTCTTAGCTGTTACATTTGTAGTGGTTCCTGCTACTTTAACAGCAGCACCAATAGAACTGATCGTTGTTTCAGCAGAAGAAGAAACATAATAATCAGCATGCGATGAGTTTGATATTGGACACCATTGAGACGACGTTGAACAATAATAATTTAATGCATCATCATCTGTATCATATACCAACAATCCAGTAGCCGGAGATGATATGGCTTCTTTTTGAGCATTTGTCATTCTAGGAGCTAACACACCTTGAGTAGTGCTAGTCATATCCATAATGGCACTATCGTCTTTATCACCACCAAGCGCCATGCCTTCTGCAGCTGCTAATTTACCTAAGTTATTAAACGTAGCCATTTATTACTCCTATTTATCAGCAGTGTAACGGAATTCAATCAATACAACTGCCATATCACCATTTCGATCATCACCAATATCCGTAGGATCACGAAAGAACTCGCTTGCAATAATATCGGTATCACTAATGGAAGCTGCAGTAAGTGTGAAATCAAGCGTAGTCAATGTAGTTGCCGTATTAGATACAGTTACAGTATTAGAAACAAATTGATCAAAAGTAGCAGATAATGTATCACCAGACTTACGATATTTGAAGTTACCGCCAAGAAAGAAATCACTACCAGATGATTGAGCATCTACTGGACACAAATGAACCCTTATGACTGGATCAACTGATGTATCCATATCCAGTGGAACATACAAAGAGAAATTTGATCTTTCTTTTCCTACATCTCCGTAAACAATCGCGGGGAATTCAGACACGCTGCTCAATGTTGCTTGATCAGGAGCAAATGTATAAGGAAAAACCTGAACACATCTTGTAGGTTTTGCAGTCCCGTTTAATGTAATACCATTAGCATCAATTGTTACATTATTGGTAGCATCACCAGCTCTCACACTATTTGCTTGAAGTTGATTACCAGAATCATCAAAAAACAAATTAGCATTATCTTGTCCCAGTTCTCCTGTAGAAGTATAAAATGGAACTGAACCTGTAGTCATTGCTTGTGTATCTTGAAGTGTTACTGTGCTTGTTGTTACAGTGCTCGCCGAGTTCTTAATACGTGTATCAATACGGCTTGTGCCCGTAGTCTGAATAAACAAGATATCTTGTGTTGCTAATTCAGTATCAGCTTTGTCTGTTTGAGCTCTACAATGAAAGCTATCATTCGATAATTTATCTGCCATTTTGTTTCTCCATCATTATACAAAACTGAATAATCTGTACGTAATTGTGAATGAACGCCATCCAGTAGAACCACTTCCAGTAAACGTTGTATTACCAGGACCAGTTCCTATTTGAACAATACCTGTATTCTTATCTACCGACACACGACCAACCATGTCATTACCATCATCTACAACCGGTATAAGTTCATAGATGGCAGTTTCTCTAGGCCTAATTCCAGCGGGAAGAGCAACCGTTGAAGTTGCACTCGATGCAGTATTCGCAGTAGTTAATTCTTGAGTAAAACTAAGTGTGACAAAGTTATTCACTACTTGATAGTAAATGAAAGAACTTTGATCAGCGGCCCATGGTCCTGTGAAATCAGTTGTAAGTTGACCTTTATAGATTGCATTCTTATTAGCTACAAACCAGTTAGTTCCATCAGTATAAATTGTTACTGCACCATAAGTGGTATCAACAGCTAAAGATGATTCTCCATCAATTGTTCCACTTTGAGGTACTACTGCTAAAACACTTCCACCAACCGCTTCATGAGAAGTGTAACCAGTAGAATCTTTAATGATATAGTAATTACCATCAACTTTACTTGAATCGCTAAGCGTAAAGTTACCACCACCTGCAGTAACATTAATAACTCTATCACCCGCCGTGTCTGCATCTGCCGTACTTGCTGGAAGTGTTGTTGTTAATACAGACCAATCATCATCAAGCCCAATCACTTTATCATAAACAGTACCAGACTCTTTATATTTGATCCTAGCATCAGCGCCATCAACATAAATATTGACATCATTATTTGCCATGGACGCATCAGCGACTTCGTCTCCAGCCCCACTGTATAATGTATTATTCGAAAACTTACTATCAGCCATGATTTAGTGCTCCTAAATTTTGTATCGTACTGTGAATCTGTTCCAACCAGATGTGCCGCCGGTAGAAATACCTGAATATGCACCTTGTGCTGGTCCAATACCAATTGCTATAAGACCTCCAGTCGTAATACTTATTGTTCCAAATGCTGCACTTGCATTATCAATACATCGTGGGCCACTCATAATAATGTCAGATGAAGGGGATATCGAGGCGGGTAGATTTGTCAGATTTGATGCGCTTGCTACCGCTGTTGCATTTACCAAAACTTGAGGTATCTCTAAAGTCACCCAACCATCATGAAGAATATATTCAATATTACCTGTTGGCTCCGTAACACCCCACGGTCCAACCCAATCTGTATTATGCGTACCAGTTTCAGAATTATCAAAATCTAACCATGCACTACCATCATAAAAGTTATATTGACCTGAACTTAAATTGTAAATCATCAATCCATTGTCAGGAGCAACTATCGCATCACGCTGTGCTTCTGTCATTGGGCAAAATATTACACCCTGCGTAGTCGAAGCAACATCTAACTTAGCTTTAGCACTTGGAGACGCTGTACCTATCCCCAAAGAATCATTCGTATCATTCCAAAAGAAGTTTGCATTATCCTGTGCAAGATCTCCTGAGCTATCAGCAAATACGACAGAACCTTGCGTAAAGGTAGGAATATCATCACCCTCAACCCAAATTGAACCATTATAATAGTTTGTTTTATTAGTAGTCTCATTATAAAGAAAAAGACCTTCTGCTGGAGATCCAATGGCGTTTCTTTCAGTCTGCGTCATACGAGGCGGTAAAAATCCTTTCGTTGAAGATGTAAGATCCATAATGGCTGACGCTTCATGAGATACAGTGTTTGTATCTGAAAGAACTAAGCCTTTTGAAGCTCTAAAATGAATCTTATCACTAGCAACAGAACTAAAAACACCAACAGTGCTATCACCCCACATCATAACATTTGAATGAGTTGCAACTTGCGTAACCTGCGATCCCATCAAAATTCCGTCATCAGCATTTGAAACACTGGCAGAAGCACCAACAAAAGCTACATTATCAAATCCAGTATTCGATACAACACTTGATGCAATTGCGGCTGAATTTGATGCGCTCGTAAATGTTGCTGATGTAGAGCCGATTACCGCACTATCAGAACATGTTGTAAGCAAATGAGATGAACCTGTAGCAAAGTTTCGAAAACCTGTGATTGACTGAGAACCTTGTCCAAATAATACCGATGCATTATCTGCATTCAGTGTATGCAAGTTACCAGCCATAAAGCCATCAGAAACTGCACCTGTGATCGTGTGGTTGTCACCAAACTTCATTGTTGTGGTTGCATTATCCCACGATAATTCAGCGTTGTTCTCTGTAATCTCGCCAGATGCACCAGCAAATAAAACTGAATCTTGAGTAAAGCCAGCATTAGCAATCGTTAGATCTACTACTTGTTGGAATGTAGATTTCGCTGTTGCAGTGGAACCTGCAGAATCTTGAATACCAATAACGTCTGTTAATACAGGCGCTCTGGCTGGGAAATTATTAACAGGATTATTAGCCATTTTTTAACACTCCTTTAGGATATGATTAACCATGCATCGCCATTTTGCTGCAACCAGAAATCTCCGTTCTGCTGCAACCAGAAATCCTGACCAGGCGGTGGTATTATTGACGGTTTCTCGTCATCATTAATGAACGGTGAATGAATCATTGGATTACGAATGAGTGGCGACTTGCCAAATTTATTCCAATTCTGCATAGCTCACCCTAGTTCTTGTAAAAGCCAACATAAATAAGTGATGAATCACCAACTGACCAAAATGATAATGTGTCACCAGGCTCTACTCTAATCGCACCTGGTAATAATTGCTCACGCACCTTAACTTCAAATGAACCACCCGGAGCTCCAGTAATCGGGGCATCATTCTTACGTACAAGTACATTCTGTCCTGGCGAATAAGAAAATAAAGCAACGTATGCGTCTGCTGGAACTGTCAAGTTAACATTCGTATCAGCAGCAATCGTAATGCCATAAGTTGTGTCAGTTAGATCGAAAGCCCATGTTGGAGTAGAATTCTGATCAAGATCTGCAACCAAAGGAATTGTCATGTTTCACCTCAAAATAGTTTGAATATGGTGAGCTCTGTTTGTTCCTTATTAGGTAGAGCTTCATATTCTTTCATAAAATCATCAAAGGAACTCTGGTTATCAGCAATCTTAAATACAAAATGTCTTTTAGATGCGACAATATTTCGCTCCAGCTTCTTCGCTTTATCAAGCAACACGCTCATCGTAAGAGAGATTTCTTCGCTTTACGTTTAGCAGCTGCAGGCTTAAGTACTTTCAAAAAGAAGTTAGCTTGACGCTTTTGAAGTGGCGTACCACTTTCAGCAATCTTTCTAACTTTAGCAATATTCTTTCCCGGCTCACCACCAACAAGCTTAGTTAATGCTCCAGGACGCTTGATTGCGCCTTGAATAAACTTCTTGGCTTTCTTTTTATCTTTACCAGCAGATGCGCCTTTCATTCTAGCTTTAGCCATGATTAATACCTCTTATGCTAATGTGAACTCAAGCCAAGCGCCATTTTCATAGCCATTGAACTTATTTGTAGTAGTGTTGTACCACATAGAGCCATCCTTAATAAGGTCAGGATCTTTAGCATCACGCTCAGTAGTTGTTCCAGATCCTAATACAAGCATGCCTTCACGCATGTCAGTATCATTAACGATCTCGTCAGCTTTAGAATATCTTATTGCAGTCATCAATCTCTCTCCATTTTAACGATAATGCGCACCGCAGCGCGCTCCTATGTAAATATTTAACCCTTAAGCTGGGTTCTGCTGCTCAATAATGCGCTCTAGTGTCGCTTTAAGCTCAGTAACTTCTTCAATCTTGGCGCCTATCGCAATCACATTAACCATGTCTAATGCTTCTTTGCCTGTGATCTCACCAGACGCTAACGCATCAATAACAATGTTGGCTTTCTCAGTGAATGATTTAGCTTCTTTAAGTGCAGGCAAGCGAATCAATCTACCTTCAGCCAAACCAAATTTAGCTTGAACAATGAACTGATAAGTTTTGCTTTGAAAGTCTCTTTGGTCCAGTGATTCTCGGCCTTTTTTAAGCCACCAGACACGTGAATTATCCTTCGCGCGTGTAAAAGATTCCAAAAACTCAGGCTTTTCTTTAGCCCATTCATACAGAATTGAAACAGAACAATCACACGCATGTGCCATTTCTTCAACGTGCCATCCTTCATTACCACCGTCTTCGATGATTTTACAAAATTCAGGTTTATAAGTAGTTGGACGACCACCAGGCATAATTCACCGCTCTTTAGTTAAGTTGCTAATATTTTAGTCAACAACATCAACAAAAGTCCAGTAAACCACTTGAATTACAAGTCACTGACATGCTATATTAGGAAAGTGACATCGGGTCACCCATTCAAGGAGATAGATATGAGCATTATAGGTAAAGTTTATTTGCTAATTGGAATAGAAATCATCTTAGGCGCTATCATTGCGCTTAGCATCATTTATTAATTTTAGGAACTGGTACATTCACAGGCGTTGGAGTTGTAGCACCTTTAGCGCCTACCACAAGCTTACCCGCACTTGATGATTTACTAGACGTTGATACAGGCATTTGACCTGTTTTTGCTTTATTTTGAGGAATTCTTCTCATTTTTATCTCCCACTTACCCATGCCACAATGGCAATAATAACAAGAACCAGGATAATACTGAATCCCTCATACATCAACCTACCCAAGAAATAACCTTCAGCAATATGCCACATTATACACACCTCGATATTTGTTCATTATCATCCTTCTCCAAAAATTCTTCTATCCATTGCAACGCTTGTCCAGATTTGATATGTTTCGCCGTGACCCGTAATACAGTGAAGCCGAGGAGACCAGCGACGTTATATTTTTCACAATCGGCTTCATATCCATTGCCGCGGTTATGCCGTCCATTGTTCCAAATACCACCCTCAGCTTCGACTAATAGCTTAGCATTAACAAAAGCAAAATCGCTACGCCACTTTCTGGTCTCACAGAACTTAAATTCACGTACAAATGGTATTTTCATAGCTTTAAGATGCATAGCTAACTCTTCTTCAAGCTTGCTCATCTTCCATCACTCCTCCTTTTTCCGTTTTTTTGCATATGATTCCGTCGTCATGTTCACAAATCTTGATATTTTGCACATTATCTTCCATCTCACTCATCCTCCTGTTCATTTTTTATACAGCTCAAGCTGCAATAAGGCTTCTTAACCTTTTCATTTCCAGAGTCACGTTTATAGATCACAAAGTAACTTTCAATTTCTTCTCCACATACACAGCAGTGGATCATTACAAACTCACCCATCCTGGGCCCTCCTTACGTTAAAAAACATCAACCCCATGCATTTCCACCTATTTTGGGGTTTCGTGCAGCCACGGGCATTCTAACCACCTTAGAATCGACTTTAGGCGTTTCCATCTGATGGGAAAGCCACACAGCGAACTCATAAACAATAAACAGATCATCTTTTGGACGATCCGACTGAAGATTGACAAAATCCTCAGCTCGCTTGACATAGGGATGGTCAAATATACTCATGGTTTCCTCACAATTGAATTTAGTGCTTTTGGCAGAGAGCCGAGCAGGGCTCGCATTTTCTCATATCCGTTCATTATTTTCACTTTCTCAGATCCAAACATTTCAAGTAATCGCTCTTTGTCTTCCTTCATGCGCTGATCAAGCATGTCTTCACGCCAGTCACGCTCAACATAGAGATGTCGGTGGATTTCACAAGCATGCCTAAATTCATTTGGTTGACGTCCTCGTGAAGGTCCCTTGAACTTTGGAATACCCAACACTGAATCCTTCCCACACTTCTGTTTGCTCATCAGCATGTAGTCACAGGTATATCGATCTGGCTCAGGATCACCAAAATTTCCACTAAAATCGTCTTCTTTCATCTCTTCTCTCCTATACTGGCATCACTTGTGCCATTGAATGTTTATAAATCGACTCAAATGCAATCCACTGCTTGTTGCCAGGCAACGCTGCAAATTTATTCCAGTCCCCGTCAAACTTCGCCTTAATCCTTTCTTTGATCACAAATAAAATCCCAGCCGGCTCCTCTTCAAAGCATGCCTTGAATGCTGTCTTGGGATGTTTTGCTTCTTTCGGGATCAATACACCTGAGCTCTTGATAAACTTCTCAATCTTCTCAGCATTGCGAAATATCAATCCCAAATCGTCGTATTTCTTATTCTGGGGGTTATCACCCATATGCCACTTGCTCGCCTTACATCCTCGAATGGCCAAAAAACAATCAAACTTGTCATATCCCAGCTTAAACACTCGCTCAATATGAGTGCTTCTATTCTGGTCAAGTTTTGACCCATGGTGATTCAATACCTCTTGCCAATATTCAAAAATTTCAGACACCAAATCCTTCTTCGAAGGTTTGCCGGATTCTATTGATGGTTCTTTATGATGGTTCTTCCTATTATAGATATGACACTGTGTCAGGAGGGGGGGTGTCACTGTGTCACTAGGGTCATGACACTGTGTCATATGGGTACTGACATTCGTGCACGGTACATCGGGGTGTAAAATTAAATATTTGTTCTGAATTTTACTCCCTCTTTGGTCAAATTGTTTACACCTTTTGATGATGTTTTTTTCCTCAAGTGCTTTCAATAATCTAAAAATAGATCGCTGAGTTAACTTGGTCTTTTTTTCTAATGTTTTAGTTTTTGGCCAACATTCAAAATCTTGGTTAGCGTGATCAGCTAGTGAAAGAAGAACTAAAGTCTCATTTGGCGTAGTATCCTGTTCCCACGCCCATGCCATCGCTTTTACAGACATATATATACTCCTTGTGCGCTCAAACCCTGAGCTTTTGTTAGACGAAAAACAACCATAGCATTCTTTTATTGACAAGGCAAGCCATTGGCGTATACAATTGGGCCTATTCTAATAAAGGAGAATTAAATTGGAAGTCAATCTTAACGAACATTCAACATTAACTAGAAAGGCCATCAGAGAAGCTGGTAGCCAACTTAAATTAGCCGCTAAACTCAAGATTGCAGGGGGTACCGTGCAAAGTTGGGCAGAAGGAAAAAGACGCGTACCACCCCTTCGTGCACTACAATTACAAGCCCTATACCCGCATATCGTAAGCTTCAGAGAATTTTATCCAAAAGCACTTGACATATAAGTCGAAGACGTGTAGATTAAAACTGTTCAACGAAAACAGGAGACAGAACAATGAAACTTTACACATCAATTGAAGCTAGACAATCAGAGCGAAATCAAGCTAAACAATGGCTTAATGATTTTGCAGCATGGGTTGTCGATCAGCGTGGAGCGTCTTGTGTTAATGATCTCTCATCAAAAGAGATTGTTGCATGTGGATGGGCAGCAATTCGAGCAGGGTTTTATGATGCTAACGAATTTTTGTCTGATTTGGACCTGGAAGGTCTTATTACTGAAATCAAGGAGGATAATAAAATGAAGATTACGGATATCTCGGAATATATAGAAACAACTTTTTTAGATAGCACATCACTTCTAAATGAGCTTGATGAGATTCTTGAAGAAGAATACAGCAAACAATATGGTCGTGATCTCGATGATGTGGAAGCAGCTTATTTTGCTGATCAAGCAGCTCGAGCACGTGCACTTAATCAAATGAACGTTAACGTTTGGAACTAACCGACACGGTGTTGGCCCTCCGGGGCCTTCCCTTATGGAGAATAAAATGAAGAATGCAGCAAGAAGGATTTTGCTAGAACTATTGAGACGAGGAATACCAATGAATGATATCTGTGATGCCATTGAATTACCATCGTCTCACGTAATCAGAAATACAAATATACATGCACGTGAAATGGAAATAAAACAATACAACAAATTGCTTTATCTTTATTGTGCATATCAAAAACAAGGAAAAATTTAATGCCATTACGCGGTAAAAAACCAACAACAATCGAGAAGCGTCTTAAAGCTTTATTCTTTGGAGAAGCAGGCGCTGGTAAAACAACAGCTGCTATTCAGTTCCCACGTCCTTATCTTATTGATACAGAGCGTGGTGCTGAGCACGATCAATATACACATATGCTTGAAGATCAAGAAGGTGCAATATTTCAGTCTCAAGACTTTGATGAAATCTTAAAAGAAGTAAAAGCGCTCCTTACTGAAAAGCATGAGTTTAAAACATTAATCATTGATCCAGTAACTGTAGTTTACAACTCCCTTATTGAAAGTGCTGAAAAGAAAGTGGGAAATGAATTTGGTCGTCACTACGGTGAAGCTAACAAACAAATGAAACATCTTCTAAACTTGATTATGCGCTTAGATATGAATGTCATCTTTACTGCTCATGCCAAAAATGAATATGGTGGTAAAATGGAAGTCATCGGCCAGGTAGCTGACGGTTATAAAAAACTCCCTTACCTTTTTGATCTTATGGTTGAGATTAAAAAAGAAGGTAAGAAGAGAATGGGATACGTTCGCAAATCACGAATCAAAGGATTGGAAGAATATGAAAGATTTGAGTTTAGCTACGATGAAGTGGCAAAAAGATACGGAAGAGAAATCTTGGAAAAAGATGCAGCCCCGCAAGCCTTGGCAACTGAAGAGCAAGTCAACGCTATCAAAAAGCTGTTCGAGATTCTTAAAGTTGATGGTGAGTACATCAAAAAAGGATTAGATAAATCTGAATCAGCCTCTTTAGAAGAAATGCCTAAAGAAAAGATCCAGGCATGGATTGATCAACTTAAAAAGAGGATTGAAGTATGAAAGAACACGTAGATTTTGAATTCTATGAAGGTAAATTAAGAATCCCACCGGGTTTTAAAATTCCCGCTGGTGAACATGACTTTAAAAAAGGACAATTAATTCCCATAAAGCCAGAAGAGAACTTAATAGAATTGCTTTCTTTTAAAGATAAGTTCAAATATTTCATTTATGGGTGGTGCTTATCAACAGTAGGGACAATCATATGGATGATATGCCAGAAGTAATAGAGATTAAAGGTGTTCGATATCAGCGTATGCATACTGATAAATACGAAGACGTGACAGATTTCCTCAATATGGGGAATGCCGAGGGTCAAGGATTGCAGAACGAAGAACCTCCAAAGGTTGTTATTACTGAAAACTTGGCAGAACAATTAGAAAAGGAGAAGCTAAAATGACAATTTTATTTGTAGCAATAGGGATGGTAGTAGGTGCTGCACTTTATGCTAAATATTTAAACTGGAAGGAGAAAAAATAATGCAATTTACACCAGTAAGTGAAGAGGATTTAGATAAAATGAATCCAACATTTGAATACGGGAAATGTGATTTTCAAATTAAAGAAGCAAAAACAGCTGTTTCTAAAGCTGGAAATGACATGCTTGTTCTAGATTTAAAGCTATGGGACAAAAATGGAGCATCTCGTTATGCAAAATCATGGCTAGTATTCACAGATAAGATGATGTGGAAGGTTAAAAACTTTTGTGCCTCTATTGAAAAACCTGAATGGTACGAAAAAGGTGATATTCCTGAAGAAGAACTTACCGACATGTCTGGACAATGCATGACAGCAGGTGAGGAATACGAAAATAAAGACGGGAACAAAAGAATGCGTGCTAATGTAGAAGATTTTGTCCCTTATTCCAAAGAAGCTAAAGAAGAGAAAAAAGATGATAAGTTTTTTGACGATGATATAGCTTTCTGATACATTGAATTAGGGTGGTGGTCATCCTCTTGTCTCCTATCGGCAATCCTTGAACAACTTGATTACCACCCTATCTACCACATTGACCCCGCATTCACTCTATTTTGCAACACTTGACCGCTCTTAATCTTAGACTGACCTTCTTGAATCGCTTGAGCCATATAAAGATAAGCATCAGCACCATGAGATGCCCAGTTATGTTCAGGTTCTGATGAGTAAATGCCCATTCCTTCATTAAATTTAGCATGATATTCACGCAAACAATCTAATCCACGTTTACATCTTGTCTTATGAAAATGCATTTTACCAAATTCACTTCGCCCAATCTCAATAGCGTGGGCTTTATTATTAATGCGCTTAAGTACTCTAAAATTTAACCCTAAATCTCTACACCGTTCAACAAGGGTACGCCCCGTAACATGATCATGCTTCCTTCCATCGTGCGGTGCGAAATGCGTTCCATAAACAATGTTATGATTAGACCGGAAATCGTGAATATAATTAATGAAATGAGGAATATCTTCCAATCTATTTTCATAATAATTGATAACCTTGATGCCTTCTTTTGTTTCTTGAGCGAACCAGATTGATGTTGCATCATTATATCCCAAATCCCAATAAGTATGGACAGGCTTGCTAGTATCAATAGGAAAGTCATAGATACGATCCTCTGTATCTGCAGCCTTCAATTGCTTAGCAAAGTATGCGCCCGACACCGCTGCTTCAAATGAACAATAAAACTCTTGCTCAACCTT